CTGTAGGGGTCCGGCATGAAGCTTCGGGGCGGTGGCTTGATGTCGGGGCAGGTTCATGGTTAGGTGTTTCGGCGGCAGGGGCCCCCCATTTTTAGTAAATTAGGTGGAGTTGGCGGATCATTTGGAGTTCTTTTGGGGGTTTTTGAATTATTTTGGTTTACTTTGGTGGAATCTGCGAAGGTTTGGCTTATAAACACGCGGAGGTATAATGGCACGATCTCAAATCGGCGCGTTGTGGATCACAAACCTTGAATCCACAACATCAAGCGTTGCAGCACCATCGCGCGACATCACGGCCGGGTCGGTCGTTGTCTATCGATGGCGCTATGAAGGTGGCGCGCCAGCTTACTCGTCTTTCTCGGACGGTACTGCGGCGACGTGGGATGTTGTCGAGTACGGCACAAACCCAACAGTCGGCCGTGCAGTTTGCCTAAATCACCCTGGAGGAACAGGAACGGTTGGAACGCTCTCCACCACCAGCGACCGTTCCTATTGGCGCATCACCGGTGTCGAGCTTGACGGCACCGAGCCGGCGGCGATTGATGATGCACCAGCGGGGGTGAGCGGCACCAACGCGACCGTCAACTACACGGCGACAGGCGACGGAACCGCCTTTGCAATTACCGGCTACTACTCTGGCTCGTCTACGACCGCAACATCGCCGGCTGTGCTAGAGGACAACCACATCTATTCCGGCTGCTGGAAGAACGACCACACCGGCAGCGGCTCTAAGTCCATGTCGATGACTGGCGGAGGCGGCAACACCGTCACGCTGGCCGTTGTTATTTCTGATGACGCTGGTGGTGGAACAACGGACTACTCCGAAACTATTGCGCACGGCACATTAACGGTAGCGGGTCAAGCACTGACATTCAAGTTGTCGTCAGTTGTTACTAATGGATTGCTTACTTTTACAGGCCAAGATGTCTCATTTACACATCAACAACCTGGAGTGTATTCTGTAACACTAGAGCCAGGAATTATTACATTTTCTTCTCCAGATAGCGTCAGTGGTATTGGTGCTTTGCTAGAGCCTGGAGTTATAAATTTTAGTGGCAAGAATATTGGACTTAGGTGGAGTGGAGATGTGCAAAGCGACTCAGGAAAGATAAAAACTGGTATAGGTATTGGGACTGGTATAGCATTTTAGTGCAGAAAAGTATGGACGTAAAAAAGCCCCCGTAATTGGGGGCAATTTTTTGTCTATTGATTTTTACTCCGCCTACGCAATCTGCGCCGCAAGTTTAATTCGGATTCTGCGTCTTGTATAATATTTTGCCACTCCTCCCCATCTTTCTCATCTATAACCTCTGTAGCTAAATCTACAACAAGCCACCAAGGTTTGTTACGAAAAATAAAATAGCGCCCCCGAAATTGTAGCCAAGCAAGATGAATTACATGAAAATAAATTAATACTTGGTGTCTCCAAAAACGGAGAAAAATTCTTGAGTTCATATTAGCCCCTATTTAGACTATTGGAGGGATTACAATGATGGTTCTCATACTCATCAACTTCTCCGTTAGCATCTTACAGAGATTCAACATATCATCTCTAGTATATTCTCCAGTTACCAGAATCTTACAGTACGTTGCAATCTCTAGAATCTGAATGTATACATCTTTATCTTCCTGCTCATGCAGAAGTTTCAGAAGTTCTGGGTGCTTGGAAATCTCAATGCGAAGATCAATTAGTTCTTGAGGGAAGTAATCAAAAGCTACGTTCTTGAGGTTTAGAGTCTTACCAATATTGGATTCAGTTTTACGTGAAGCTTGTGGATCCCAAGTCGGTGCTTTTTCCGGAGCAATCATGCAAGCACCCCATTGAGTTTATTGAGTGCACATTGAAGATCAACTACTTGTGCTTTTGCATCATCTAATGCATTGTGAGAAGCCTTTGTTGCCTGCCACTCTGCAATCTTAAAGACTGTACGACAATCACGAATGTTATTGTATTTCCACGGAATTGGTAGATACATTTGTTCGTATGCATTGGCCAGAATAGCTACGTCAAAATCAGTTCCTTTACACCAAATAACTGGTTCTGCACCTTTACAAATATCTTGTAACCACCAGGAGAAATCAGTTAGAGCAGCATATAGAGAATATGGGCCGATTGGAATTGGCATCGGTTGCTTAGACCACCACTCTTTTGTGCTATCAGAAACTGTACGATAGGTTTGAGTTGTAGGATCTAGTTCACGGTAGTAACTTTGCAGTACACCAGTAATAACACAGGCGCCAATACTTAGAATTACTGCAGTTGGTTTAGTGTCATAAGTCTCAATATCAACCATGATGTGAATCTTATTACTACCTTGCGACATTTTGAATCACCTTTAAAAGTTTGTTGGCACGATAGGTGCGGGAATATTCGGCATCGGACTTTCTAATTGAGGGGACATCTTTTGTTCCTGGGCCCCAGGTGTAAATAAGTTTACATGCTCCATACTTAGATGTTCTTCGGCGTTCACAAATATATACTAATTTCCGTTTAGGATTCATTAAGTAGCGAAGCCACTTACGAAGTGTTGAGTCAGCTATTCCAGTAAGTTCACACAGTTCATCTCTTGAATACTCTCCTTCAGTAAGTTGAAAGATAAGTTCAGTGAATGCAATTGCGTTAGCTGATTCTCGGGTGAATTTCTTTTTAGCTGGCCCAGGTTTCTTAGAATTTGTCTGCTCTTGCATTGGCGGCTTCGTCGGAATAGTAGAGTCCTGCATATCTCTTTTCCAGTTTCAGTGCATTGGCTTGAAGTACATCAATGCGAGATAATCCGTAATGAGTATAAGCTGCCTGCAAGTAAAACTCTAGATCACCAAGTTCTTCAGCAATGTTCCCTAAATCTCGTGGCTTGTTATAGATGTATTCTTTCTTGATAGCATCAGCAAGTTCTCCTACCTCCCCTGCCAACCCAAGTCCAATATGTAATGCACTGAGGTTCTCAGGAAGTGGCTTTAGTAACCTAGCAACAAATTGATCGTACCTAATTGATTCTCTCTCCGCCGTACTAATACCAGGCTCTTTAGATACAGAAACAAAAATTGATGGGTTCATATTTTCATACCTCTTTCTTCATCAGTAAGTAGTTTAAAGTCAAAATACCTGCTGGCTGATTCATCAATTGCTCGCCGCTTTGGAAGGAATCCATGTTCAGCAATTGATTGTATCTTGTCAGCTTCCAATAGGTTCCGCAGAATTTCTGCCAGTTTTTGGATGTTCTCCAAGTCTTGATGGACAACTCTCCAAATCTCTTTCATCTTTACAGGTTCATGGGATTCGTTAATAACCTCTAGCACCTTATGTGTAATGTCTGAATTCTTTGCTAGACCAAACTCACCTAATGCTTTGGGCATAAATTGTTCAGCGTGTGCAAGGATTGTGTTAGCATACTGAACTACATTCTCTTCAATGCGAGTGTAACCACAACTGACCATGCATAGCATACATAGTTTTATAAGCTGAGAGAATCTACGATTGTAATAGGATTCAAATCTAGGATCATGGATTGTGCCTTCGGATTTATAAATCGCATCTAATAGTTTCTTAGCTGCCGGTGTGAGTTCAACTCTTTGTTGTGTGATTGGGCGAATGTTACGAATGAATTCAACAAGGTACTGTGTGTATTCAGGATCAGGGTCTTCAGGGAATGTAATCTTCTCTCTTGTTCTATATCCCCAGATCATGAGAAGACGACTAAAAAAACCTTGTCCAATAATCTGTGGAGGAAATGTTTGTGCAAGTGTTGCCGGGGTATTTCCCCCAATCATTGTAATTGTGGGGTTAGGGATCTGAATGCTCTTGCCGTTCTTAATCTTAGATTCAAAGATACCTTCGTAATCCCACAGTTCGCCTAAGTCAGAAAGAAAATCAAGGATGTTATTGCCAAAGAAAGTATTGAACTCCCCGCTAGCAATATAACAAGGAGTAACTTCGATAGGGTTGGTAGATTGTCCAAATATGTTTTGATCGAGGATATCATCTACTAATGATCCAGATGTGTTTTGTTCAGCTAAGTCAAGGAAGAATTTCTCTTTAGATGTTTTGGATGCTGCGATTGTACGATAACCAGCTTTACGAAGAAGATTCTTACCAATGTTGATGGCAGTATTTTTACGAGTACCTGCTCCACCTACAAGCATTACATATAGATTAGGATAGATGTTAGAGTGTCCTAACTGGAAGTAATAACTCCTTTCTAGATAAGCAGCTAGGACAGTTAGAATTGCCCACCGATGATAAATGGCAGGCGGCTCAGTCTCACGAGTGTATGTGAGATACTGAGTTATGAAATCGTCCTGCCCAGGTGTCACGAAATTAATCCTTTGCTTTTCCGTTCAGTACTTCATGTACTGTATTCTCCCTGATTCTGCGAAACCAGGCATCGAATCCAAAAGATGCAATGTAAGTTTTAATCGTGGATTGTTCTGCTTGGGAATACATATCTCCATTTCCGTGAGTGGAATTAATGGGTTTGTATGTATGATCTTGAGTTACCCTTCCGTGGGTAATCATATCTCCTAACTCTTTAATTTCTGCAGGTGCATTATCCCAACAATTCAAAGCCCTTTGGATAAGAGTAGTGAATGCTGGAAGGGATTCATGAGTTACAGAGATATGGATTTCTGCAATTGAATCATCAGGATTACGAGATACGCGTGCGTGAATCACTCTGTTTCACTCCAATAAACAGCTCGTTTAAGTTCCCCAGTTGCCTTAGCTTTAACACCTAACTTTAAGGCTGCTGGGACGGTGAAGGTTCTATAAGTTCCAGATACATCGCGGACAGTAACAGGAATTTCCATGGCCTTTCTGACGGCATCCGGAAGATGAGTTGCGTCTGGCCTATAAGAAAATAGAATGGAATCATGTATCTGGGCATGAAGTCTGAATGACTCAGGATTAGGAAGTGCAATCTCATAAAACACCCTCATGTACGCTTCGTTGAGAGTTCTTGCGTTAAGTGATTGAGGTGCGTGAGCGACATATGCATTGAGATCAGACTTGCTTTTATCAGGCTTACCGAAACAATATCTTGTCCAATCACCTTGGTTGATATAGGTATTTGCCTCATAATGTCGTTGATTGAATTCCGTATGATGGAAAGCTCTTGAAGTAATTCTTCGAGAGACAATGACCTCTTGGCAGATAGCTGAGTAATATGTTCCAGGTGAGAATGGTGTTGAAGGTCCGCGTAGTTGTGGATAGGTTGCATGGAATCTGTCCAGTAAGTATTTAGCAATGTCTTTCGGATCATATAGTCCGAGCTTGAGAATCCTATTCGCTTCATAGATATTATCCAGGCCCATTGTGTCTACGAGTACTTCGGGTCCCATGTTATAGTTAGCTCCGTGGTTAACTCGTTTGGCAAGATCACGTAGCTTTTTATCTTTAGTCTTTTTGGCATTATCATCGTAGATAGAATCGTAAGATTTGCCAAAAAATGCCGAAGCATTAACACTGTGGAAGTCCCGCTCGCCCGTGACTGCAGATATAAGCTTTGTATCTCCAGAAATATGAGCCGTATCTCTGGATTCTGCTTGCTCAAGGTCGCACTCTCCGAGAAAAAATCCATCGTCTGCTCTAATTGTTTGGCGTACGATGGGACCATCTCGAATAGGTACATTTTGAATATTGAATCCGACCCAGAAAGCTGATTCTCTACTCGCCAACCGGCCAGTGTCTGTTCCGTGCGGATTGAGAGAGTAAAGGATTCTTCCTCGGTATTCTTTTGATCCTCCTTCGCCTGCGTGTATTCCGGTTTGCTTGGCGTCATCATCTGTCCTTAGGTAAGTACCAGCTAGTTTTCTCAGGCCACGAATGTCGAGAATGGAATTGATAATTCGGGAATTGAGTGGATGACGAAACGCCGCTTTCTTAAGGTCCTTTTCTTCCGTACTTTCAATGTCCCCGCATCCCAACACTTTAAGCAATTGTTTGACTTGCGGCGGCGAATTGGGGTTAAAGCTAGGAGAACTGAGCATTCTCCGGAGATCCGATAACTTCTCCTGGATCTGTACTTCGAGGAAACTACGGGTCTCTTGCAGCTTCTGTTCATCTCGCTTAAGTCCAGTTAGTTCAGAAAGGAGGCATGGATATACGAGGGGAAACTCAAGAACATAGTTCCTTCGCGCCCAATCAGGCATCTGTTGAATTTGACGAATCCAGACATTGGCTGTGGCCCAGGTATCAAGTGCATTATATCTGTAATACTCTTGCAGATCACGGGTTTCGGCGAGGTCTTTCCAATATACCACCTTACGAAGAAAGAAGGCATTAAGGAAAGCAAGGTCCTTAGGTAGTTCGGAATACCAGGAGTGAAAAAGATGAGCTGTGTCCCAGAACCAAGAATGTGGACTTGCATTGTAACGTAAGAGGTAAGCATTGTCATACTTTCCGTTCTGGAATATCTTAGGCACTGGCAATGAATTAATCTTCCGCATCCATGCGAGAGCCCATTCAGAATCTATTGGCAGCACCAGAGAAATAGTTGTAAGTACATTGCTACCCCGCTCAATAAATACGCCAGTGTAACCAATGCAACGGATAGCAAGATTGACTTTGAAGGTTTCAATATCGACAGCAATCGCATATGCATTCTCTAGTTGTCGGAAATAGGAGTCAATGTTAGTAGGTGTGAGAAGATCCCACCTAAAGACAGATGGTTCGTTCCAGGACTGAGGCGCTGCAATTTTTGATATGAATCTATCAGCGATAAACTTACCATAGGAAACTGTAAACAACTGCTTGAGTGGTGCAATGAATACAATTTCCAGGCCCTTGTGGGAGAATAAAGACCCGGCGTAGTCTGATAATTTAGGGTTAGCTTTGGTATTACCAGCGAGTTCGAGAAGCTTAGCAAGAATCGCAGTATTGGTGGATACGATACCTGTGATTTTCCGTGATGCACAGTACATCTCCAATTGAGCAAGCATTGTAAAAGGTTCTAGGCATACGTAAGTTGTATGCCCATTGAAGGAACCTTTTAGGTGAGGTACATATGGTTTATCATCGGGAGTGCCGAGGAAAAGGCAGTTCACTGATTCTTCTCCACATCAAGATCAACATCAAAATGTCTTACCTTCGCAGTTCCAGGAATGATAGTGAATACAGAATCTTCCAGTCTCAGTGCAAAGATATCACCACGATTCACTACAGAGTGTACCATTGTGGAATTAAATAACTTTTTCCCTGGAACAATTCGAGCGTAAATCACACCGTCAAGTTCAAATGCTTTTAGGGTAAACGCCTGGCTTGGTGAAATCTTTTGTTCGCAGGCGTCCGGTGATGATATTGATTTCAATGGCAGGGTTAGTTGGAGATTGTCGCCAGTTTGCTTCATCATCGAAATCCTTTAGGTTAGGTTTGGACGGTTGGGATAGTGGTTTAGATTCGTAATCAGGGGGTTCGGGAGGTTTTGGAATGCTCATAAGTTTCCTATGTGAGTGGTGCGTCCTATTGGATTTGAACCAATGACCAATGCTTTATGAGAACACTGCTCTAACCACTGAGCTAAGGACGCGGGAAGAAGATGGATTAATAAATACGCCCCCGTATTTCAGGAGGCGCATGGGATTAAGCCACCACGATTGAGTCAATATCCATATACATCTTAGTCTTGTCCTTATTGGGACGCAGAGTTGTAACTACCAGAACTTCTGCATTCTGAGACTCTGCCATGATTTCACGGTTAGTCTTGCCTTCACCGTAATGTTCAGCCAGTTGCTTCAGAAGCTTCTTGAACTTACCCTGGCCCAGTTCATTGTCAAGCATGTAAAGAACAGTACCTTCTTGACCAACTGAGACGGGTTCAGCTTCAGAACCTGCAGGAAGTTCAATGGTTTCCATAGCCTTCAGTTTCACTTCGATGGCAGGATGCTTATTCACAACCTTTTGTTCCATCGTAAGAACTGCCTTATGGGTGCCAGCAGGGAAAGGCTTAAACTCAGGCAGATCAGCTAGATCATCAAGAGTACCGTCAAGAATGCTGTCAATGTTGAAATCGCTCATTTGTTTACTCGTGTATGTGAATCAAAGGGGAAAGTCATCGGGTTTGCGTTCAAGGTGATTACCTACAATGGCATCAACTTGTTCATACAGATGTTCAAGTGTGGAATCATTACTTACATGAAATGTAGCCTCCGGTGTGGTGAAAGAAATACCTGCCTCACTGGCATGGTTAGAGATTCCAACATTACCAGTGTGTCCAGGACGAGTTACATGAATTACGATACCTTCATTTGCGACGATCCAATCGTATTCATTTTGGAAACGAACATCACGAATGATGACACAATCTCCAGGAGTATAGGGGGTAGTTTTGTATTCGTTGAGTGCTCCAGTCAGTCGGCCAGCTAGTCGATAAATCCAGAAATTATCTCCTGTTCCTTTAAGGAGCTGAGCAACTATAGTCCGGAACATCTCTGTCCCTACAAACTGAGCCATTGCTCGCGGAGATACGCCCCAGTATTCATTTACTACATTCTTCAAATCTGGATCATCGAAATCATCCCTGTCTAGACCAAATGCCCAAGCACATGCTTCCTTCAATGGGTCCGCAAATGATTCTCCATATACATTGCAATAGTTATATTGTAGATATGCACCAATGGTATCCTTACCTACGCCAGCATGTCCATAAATGCCAATGAGTTTGAGATCAGTTAGTTGAATCATGATTTCTTACTCGCTTGTTGAGCTTGCAATTTTTGAAGTGCAGTCATTGCATTTCCTGCTGGAGACGGGGCTACTTTTACTTCTGATACTGGCCTAATTCCGGTGAAGATTGGCACAAGAGAAGCTTCAGAACCTCCTTCAGTAATTTGTCCACTTCTTGATCCTGTAAGGATGTTGTTAGCATAAGTAGTGGAGGATCCGACCACGTGTTTTTTGTTTCTAACCTCGCAGTAAAACACTTCGTCGAAATACTTCGCTGTATTTCTAGAGAAATTACGAGTTCCTGCTGTTGGGACAATCTTAGCTTTTCCATCTACCATATCCACTTCTGTTTCGTGAGAGATACAGATGATTGAGAATGGCGCTTGCTGAACATAGGACAGGAATGTATCTAGAAGTTTTCCTAGATTCCCCCAGTCATCAAACTCCATCTTATAATCTTCTGGCTGATTCTTGGTGATGTGAGCGATTGCTGAATTTGTGAGCTGAGTTAAGGAGTCTACTACAACCACTGTATCGTTGTCAAGGGCATTGAGTTCTACTGTGACAAATGGGGCTGAATCTTTCCTACAAATTGCACAGCCAACTTTCCCATGCTTCTCACAGATATCTACCTTCCCACCCTTGATTACTTTCAACATTGTCTCAATGGCAATAGGGTAGCCACGAGTATCTGGAAGATCAATCAGTTCTACATTCTCTTGTTGTTCAGGAGAAAGTTGGAATAGAACATTGTGTCCACCCTCTAAATCAAACCAGAGAAGTTTCTTGTGCGTGGAAAGTTTACCTGCAAGAAGGGACTTACCTGATTTAGGTGGGCCGAATAGAAGGATGTGATGATGGGTAGTTGCTTTGCAGTTAGATAGTTTCATCTTGTATTACTCACAGTGGTCAGAAGCAGTTTCAATTAATAGTGCAAGTAAATTAAGCCCGTGTGTAGTAATAGTATACCAATCATCGTTAGAGTTGGAAATGTACCCAGCGTCATTTAACTGATTAATACAGCGTTCTTTAGTTGCTGAAAGTGTACTTCTTTTGAGATTCTTTGTTTGCATATCAATAAGCAAAGCAATGTGATGTGTAGTGAATTTCATGTATTCTCCAATGTTTCTGTTTTTCCTAGTTGATTCTCAAGCAAGTCAGCTAGTGTAAGATTAATCTGATATACTTCCTTGTCCTCATTTGCCGGTGTGCATGGTTTCGTGATGTATGTATTACTCATGGTGCAGGAAGCTAGGTATTCACAGTCCCGGAAGTAATTGAAACAAGATTCACCACGCATGGGATACACGCCAGCTTCTTCATATAGTTTAATTGTTTCAATGTCTAGAAGAAGTTCACGAATCCAGAGAGCTCGTTGAAGATATGTTTTAATGAATGGAATGGTTGTGTATTCTCGTGAATGGGTTTGATAGATTAGATAAAGAACTTGATAAGAAGATAGATGCTCGAAGATAGCATCAAGAACGATTGAATACCCAATAGCCTGAGCAGAGTTTTTGTATGTAGTAGGAGATAGTGATTTGGAGCCTGTTGTTTTACACTCAAGAACAAGTACCTCAGATGATACAGTGTGGCGTAGTACAGCATCAACATAGCCCCGGTAGCGAAACCCATCAGGAAAATTGATGCAAAAAGATAATTCACAGGCAGGTACTCCGTTATGAAAAACAAGTTCGTAATCCTGAAGAAATCCACCTTCGCGCAGAGAGATGAATCTTTTGAGAGCAATCATTGCATCCCAAAAACTCTTGGCACCACGCTCATCATAACTAAAAAGATCAGCATGCCAAGCTGTAAACATCTTCATTACGATTTGTTCGTAGGTAACTCCAGGCGTGAGCGCAAGTTGGATAGCTTCTCCAACGACGTGACCGAAAGAGAAAGTGATTGTTGAGATTTCTGATTCTGCGGCCCGGTGTTCTGTTCTCTTTTTGTAGAGTTCAAACTTACGGGGACATTCGTGGAGTGTAAGGAGCGAAGAATACGAGAGTTGTCGAATCCGATAATCAATTGATCCTTCATAGCCTGGTTCGTGCCAAGATGCTGATGAAGAATCTCCTGATCCCATTCCGCCAAATCCGGTAGAACTTCCTGGGTCCAACGCGATATCATCGAGAAATGAATTGACGTTGCTGATTTCGGTAGGCAATTGTGAATCTCCTGGATTAGTGGCGTGTAGATTAAAGAGTATTGCTTATACCTACAAGGAAGAATATCTAGATACTTACGCAGGAGACGGTATTGGTAGGGAGAAAGCAATAAAGCCCTGAAAACCAGGGCCATTTCTATAGTGAGTTCCTGCATAGCAGGTAAATTTAGAATGCGTCAGCACCAAGTTTCTTAACCTTAGCTACTGCGCTGGTACTCTTAGATGATTTTGATACTGTATCTGCAAGGAAGGTATTAGTTTGTACTTCCAGGCCCCTCACAATGATACCAATATCTTCTTCTGAAAGAATTACTACATTCTCAGGCTGCTTTCGCAGGGCAGTATGAATTTCCCGAAGAAGTGTTGGCATTGCAGGGTGCTTGTCAAGAATTGCAGTCTGAAGAGATGCAATCTTTTCTTGCAGTTCAAAAGGTACAGTTGGTTGTGTAGCTGTATTCATCCTTGTTCATCCTGTTTTGCTTCGTAAGGTACACGAATTTGTTGGAGGAAATCATTAGCTCGGAAGGAGAGGAGAAGGTAAACGTATGCTGGAGGAAGATTCTCTAGGGCAAGATTCATCCATTCGATTAGATGTCTCTCTGCAATTTCATAGGCTGGTTGCAATTCTTTCTGAACTAGAAATACTTGTGCCATTATAGAAAGTCCTTCTTACGCAGAAGCCAAACAGGAACATCAACCCAATCCATCTCAGATTGCTCTCGAACTTTTTGTAGTTTGGGACACTGAGATAGTGGGAACCATTCACGACGTGGGTTTCCGTGTTCGTCACAAACAGAAATTCCGGCTAGTTCCCAACATTCAAACTGAATAGCTTTATCAGTTCGCAGTAGGATGTAGCCGGACATTCGTTTAGTTTCTGGGACTGATTCACTCATACTAAAAGTGCCTGTGATCTAGAAGTTTAACTGAGGATTCAGGGACATGAAGATAGAATGTGAGTATTGCATTGTTCCTTTTGTAAGTTAGTATGGTAGTGAGGGGAGAAATGGATGCCTTATATGCAAGGTCTTTCCACTTTTCTTTGGTTACTGCCTTAACAATTCTAGCATGTAGAGCGCGATTAGCCGTTACAGAAACACCAGTTTTAGATGCTTCATGTAACGGCATTGATTTTAGTTTATGCCAGATTGGTTCGTACTGCCTCATTTCATTATTTATCTATACCCTAGCCGCAGAAATTGCGTTTTAACCTTTGACTTACCCAGTGTCGCCACGGTGACGAGCCGTTAAGAAAGGAAGGAAATACTGGATAGTTACGTTCTAAGGTATAGATAGATAGAGAAAGGAGGTGGGCAGTTTTACATCATGCCCAGGATGCTAGCTTTTATTTTCAATACGAGGTAGCTAGCAACTCTGTAGGGTTTTTTGAGATTTCTGTACTACACTACAGACGAGTGCAATTACAGAATTTTAAACTCAGGCGCCCGCCTTTACAGATTCGCAGCCAGAGCTACCAGATCATCAGCCTTCAGATAAGTATCGACACGGCGGATTAGCATGTCGAGAATCTCTTGATGAGCTTCAGCATCCGGGCAACCTTCAATGTAAAGTGCCAGTTGAGCCTTCAGCTTTTCCAGAGTCTTCTTATCAGACTTCCAAGGTGCAAACTTCTTGCGATAGACAAGAGTTGCATTGGTAACAGCCTCTTCACTCTTGCCAGTTGCACCAGGCATATAACCAATGTAGCTTGAGCAGAAAGCAGTCCAAGCCTCATCAGAGATAGAAGAACTGCGACGATCTTCCTTCGGTTGTGCAGCGATTGCAGCCCAAGTTACCTTGTCATACGGGAAATTATCGGCAGTAATGTTTTCATCATCGCCAATGATTCCAGCAGCCGCGGCACGAACAACATCATAGGCTGCATCCAGAAGTAGTTGAACTTCCTTAGCATCGCCACGAGAAAGAATGTCAACAACACCATCAACGCTGGGAACAAAGACATTCAGCTTTACATCTGCTCGCTTGGCACCTAGCTTATCCTTCTTGAAACGGAAAACCATTTCAGTCTGGGTTACGGTGCGATCGACATTTGCAACAACTGCGGTTTCAGACATTTTGTAAATCCTTTGGTTAGGAAAAAGTGCGGGGGAGATAAGGGAACTTTGGAAAGAATCGGCAGTTCCCGTGCGCCGATGTATGTATTTGAACAGATACCCCGGGGGCTGTCAAGGGGGGTCCCCCTGGGCTAGTTAGGATTACGATCTATGTAACATACCCTTGTTGATCCATCATACTCATGAATATAGATCACTTTTGTTTCTGTCCAAGCAGTGATGTCATGACAATCTTGACTTCCGTATCCGGCATTATAAGGATAATCCAAGAATGGGGCAGCTTCTTCCCAAGAAACTATTTTGTCATCTAAATGCCGAGATGCAACTTTTCGTGGATTATCGTAATAGAACGGAGAACCACTAATACGAATAGCTAGAATTGATTCTCCACCAGTTACGCTAAGAATATCTTCTTTAAATGATTTACGATTCATGATAGTAGCTCCTGTTGCTTATCAACCTTACCCTTAAAGTATTCAGCCTTCTCTTTAAGTGTATCACCTTTCACTCGTTGACTTCTAATTCCATTTACAAAACTCTCATTCTCACAGATGATGTAGAGTTCCTCCCGTGCACGAGTTACGGCAGTGTAAAGAAGTTCTCTCTGTACCATGGTTGCATGAGATTGATGTAGACAGAAGAATACTTTCCGCCATTCAGAACCTTGTGACTTATGAACTGTTAGGCAGTAACCTAGGAGGAGATTGTTAATATCACCTGCGGAGTCAATAGTTACTTCTTGTTCAGAATCACGAAGTAGAACTGTAATGCGGTGAGATGCTTTCTTGACTCGCTCAGATTTATCTTCCGCGGCCGCAGTCTGTGCTAGCAAGAAATCCATTGCATCGTCAGCCTCATCTTCTGAAGGTGAATGCATTACTGGATCATGGCCCCAGTAATCTAGAGTAGTTGATTCTGGAAGTGGAAGTACACCAGAATAGGCTAGGTTACGTTCAATTTTAATGATGGTTGCATCTTCTTTTTCATAGAGAACTTTATCACCTGCGGAGAGATGAACTTTGTTAAATCCTGCTACGATTTGCCAAGTAACTTCACCACGCTTGCGAGCTAGATGATTAGCAATGATTTTATTTAGCTCATCAGTGCCACAGGCTTTGTTGAATGGAATTAGAATGATGTCATCTTCTGCGTTGTAAACTCCCTTGTCATAGAATTCTTTGAATACAGCACCTAAAGTGATGACTGCTTCGTCTGGAGAAATCTTCTTCTTCCAGCCACGAATTGTCATTTGATTTGGGTGTTTCCAGGAATCGAATTCTTTTGCAGGGATTGGATTACCACTGAGAATCCGATGGGCAAGTGAGATGATAGGACTCTCCAATGCTTGACGGTATACTTCTGTAAGTTCAACAACTGGCAGTTCGAGTAGTTTAAATCCTAGAATAGCTGGGCCAAAGACAGGTGGGAGTTGTTGAATATCTCCAAGGTAAATGAATTGTACGTTATGTGGACATGCATTGATTACTTCCTTGTGAAGATCAGTTCCAATCATGGAAGCTTCTTCAAAAATGATGATTTTAATAGATGATGGAACAGGGTTTGTGGCATTACGAGTTGCTTCAAATCTCATTGTGGTTCTAGAGTCTCCTGTTGCCTCATCAGTTACATCATAGTAAACAGGTTGATATTCTAGGAGTTTGTGAATTGTGATACAGTTATTTTGGAGATCCGTGGGCATATTTCTACGAATATTCGCAACAGCTCGTCTGGTGTATGCACAGATGACAATTCCAGGTGTGCCAGAAATGAGATGCTTGTGTCCATTTGATTCAAGAATTCCGGCCATTCCTGATTGAATGAGAGTTTGCGTAACTGCTCTTTGACAAGTTGTTTTTCCTGTGCCCGCAGCTCCGATAAGGACACAAGAGTTACCAAGTGAAGCGGTCTTGACGAATTCTTTTTGTTTAGAATTAAGGGTAATGAGATTCCCGTACTTGTCGAAGATTTCGTATGTTGATTCTTCGGATAATTCGGGCACGATGGACACAGTCCGTGATTCTTCACAGATTCTATGAATGCTCTCAGGGATTGGTAAGACATTGTGTGGATCTTTCACTTCAAGAGTTGCACGTTCTGCTCTCATTTTAGCAACAAGAGCGAGAAGTTTATCTCGATTTGCGGATTGGGTTTGATTCATACAAATAGATCGGCCATGAATGGTGGAATGGGACGATTCTTATAACTCATCGGCGCCCGCGTGTCAAGCCACTGTGCATGCTTCATCTTATGTAAGTGTTGATCACAGTGATAACTTGCGGCGATTGCTGGATCAGTGTCTAAGACGAAGATATTCATAATCATTCTTTTGTGTAATCAAAATATTGAACAAGTTTATTTGGCTTATAACAACTGCCAGGAATTTCTGCCATTATTACTTCGTCAAATAAGCATTTGAATTCAAGAGTTTTTGGGTGCTCATTAATGATATAAGCTAAATCAAAAGCACCCTCAATATCAGTATAAAAACGTTTGTATGCTGATGATTGAAATTGTCTGGAACGAACAAGAAATGTAATAAGCATGATATCAATTTCCTTCTTTCTCTCGGAAAGACCTAACTAGGACAAAACCAAAATCTAGGAACTCAGGCTTCCTGAAACTTACTCGAATACGTTTGTATTCTTTAATGTATTCAGGAGATAGTAGTTCCATGTAGATTACGTAATACCTGATACCGTCACGAGTTATGTAAGATTTATCAGTGCCCTCTAGAATTTCGAGAAGATGTGATGGGTCCCAGTACAAAAGAAAGTAATGATCTAGACTTCTACGGGTAGTGGGTGAGAAGATATGGAAAGTTTTGATGCAATCTGTTAGGATGATTTCTTTTTCTGGAAAAGACTTGATGATTGTATCAATTTGTTTGTAGTGATTTGAGATTTCAGTGGGAAGGATCACAGTTCACCTCCCATTAGGTACATAGAATGAAAATCAATTTTAGTGCACTCTGCTTGATAGCTACCATAAAGCCAAGCATAATGATCCCGTTTAAATGATTTTCGAAAACTATCATCAATAGCCTTTTTGAATGTGC